GGGATTCACACTTAAAGGTTTTAAACTGGTAGAGGGTGTAAATGGATTGTTTGTGGGATTTCCAAGTCAAAAGGGAAATGACCAGGAATACCATGATACCGTTTGGGCTGATAAGGAGCTTAAAGTAGAAATCAATAAATTAGCCGTAGCGGAATACGGAGAAGGTATTGAAGAAATGAGTTTTGATGAAATCCCTGGTGCATTTGCTGAGAAAAAAGCAACTGAGGGAACTCAGGATGAAATCCCGTTTTAAAATATATATATTATTTTATGCCCAAGAAGGTTCGTTTTTTAATGAATATGATTGGATTTGGGTAATTGATATAGAATAAATTGAGCAGGCACGCTTCACCATATCTTGATGATGATAGGTTGCATAGCAATACACAGCTCAAAATCCGCATAGCTGCCTGCTCAAAACTTTATGATAATTAAAAATGTTAAATATTATTGGAGTAGTTCAACAACATCGATTCCACCCATGTTTTGGATATCAAACACTACCGACAAAAGAGTTAAGGGGTGGAGTAAATTATTAACAAAAAAAAGCCGAGTGAGATCCGCACAATAAGTCTGATAATATTAGGCTCCATGTTTGCGCTAACTAGTCTTGCTCGGCTGTAAATTTAAGGAAAAATAAATGGTAACAAAGGAAATGGTAAGATATTGGCTTGGAAAGGATGGCACGACAGAGGTTGTCGAAGATTACACGGATATTGCTAACGGTAAATATGAGCCAGTTAGATTGAAACAAGATATAATAGAAACATGGAGGGTAAAGCATGCCGAAAAAAGCACCAGATAAATATACATACCGAGTTAAATCACTTGTCAAGGTAATTGATGGAGATACCTTCGATTGTGATATTGATCTCGGTTTTAGCGTAGTATTAGCAAAGCAGCGGATCCGATTAATGGGTATCGACACCTGGGAGTCTCGTACTAGGGATAAGGCAGAGAAGGTTAAGGGCTTGGCTGCTAAGGCTTTTGCGAAAGATTTATTAGAAAACGCACAAGAAATAACTCTAAAATCACATGGAAAAGGTAAGTATGGCAGGGTTTTAGGGGAGGTTTATTGTGATAATAAATGCCTAAACGAGGAACTTAAAAAACATGGACATGCTTACGAGTATTTTGGAGGAAAAAAGAAGAAGTTTAGTTGACCCTATAGACTTGAATAAGCTGTCTGTTCTTACAGGCTACCGTCAACGAATGGTTTTAGCTAAAAAAATTAATGAAATAATTAATAAATTAAATTTGGATTGCGAGCCTTCGAATAATTAAATTATTTGGCAGAAATGCTTAATAATTCTAAACAGTTTACACCACATCCAGGCAAACAAACAGAGTTTCTGCAATCTACAGCCGACTGGATATTTTTTGGTGGAGCTAGAGGAGGTTCGAAGTCATTCTCCCTTACATGGAAGGCTGCTTTTATGCCAAGAAAATGGCATTATTCTCACGAAGGTCAGCCAATATCTGAAAAAGAATACCAGGAACTTAAATCCCAAAGAAAAAAAGTTAAGATAGTTGTTGATAAAATATCAATCGACTATCCAGACTATATAGCTCTTCTCGTCAGAAGGACTTATCCCCAATTAGAAAGAAACTTAAAGCCAGAATGTGATAAACTTTATAAGCTGTATGGTGGTAAGTGGCAAGAGAGAAATCATTGTTATCTGTTTCCTTCAGGGGCTAAAATATATCTAGTTCACTTTAAAGACGAGAAAGCTAAAGATAACTATATCGGTGGTAACTATAATTTTATTGGGATAGATGAGGCTAATCAGTTTCCAGAGCATTGGGTGATTGAAATATCAACATCAGCCCGTACAGACAACCCAGAATTAAAACCACAAATATGTTTAACTTCAAACCCTGGTAATGTTGGTCATGTGTGGTTAAAGCGTATGTTTGTTGATCCTTGCAGACCCATACCAGATGGCGATCCTATTCATAACGATGAGTTTGATGTTACTTATCAGCCAACAAAGACTGCTCCAGCCTTTATAGATGATGAGGGGATAACCTTTCAGTATATCCCTGCAACAGTATTTGATAACCCAAGCATTATACTCAACGATAAAGCGTATGTTAAAAAATTAAAGAAGTTGAATCCTGTTCTTCGGTCTATGTGGCTTGAAGGTAAGTGGGATGTATTCCAGGGAATGTATTTCGATATGTGGAATATACTTCATCATGTGGTGATGAAAGAAGACTTTGTGTTTGGTACACATTTCAGCAAAGGCTCTCACAGCCTGTATAGATTTTATGATTATGGAACTAAAGCTCCATTTGTATGTTTGTTTGCGGCAGTTGATGATGATAAAAATATGGTTATATTCGATGAGATAGTTGAAACGGGTCTAGCAGCATCAAGGCAGGCAGAGTTTGTAAATAGCTATACTTGGGAAAAGTATAAACTTAAACCTCAAGATTTCACCGATGAGATTGCTGATCCAGCGTATTGGACAAAGCATAGTGAAAAAGAGGGTCTGCCATACTCTCCTGCAATGTTTTATGCAGATGCAGAGATATACCTGACAAAAGGAAACAATGACCGAAAGGCTAAAGCCAAAGTTGTTTATGATGCCTTAGATGTTCCCGACAGTTATGAGGATGTACCAAGAATTAGATTTACAGATAGTTGTGAATATTGTATAGAGACGATACCAAACCTGCCATCGGCACAGCTTGATCCAGAGGATGTGGATACAAAATCAGAAGATCATGCTTTTGATGCGCTTGCATATGGATCAACGATAGTTTTGGAATCGTTTATAGATAAACCAGATAGCAAAAAGGGGTGGCGTGAAAGGCTGAAAGATGAATCACATGGGTCTTCATATACGAGTAGCTGGATGAGTCAGTAGATGGCATACGAATCAACTACTGATACTAAAAATTCAATATTATCGCCCCAGGCTGAAAAAGTAATCGACTGCTATGATTATAGCAAAGAAGCTTTTACCAAGTCTATAGAGTATTCTGAGAAGGCTATGCGTTATGTAAATAACGAATCCTGGTCTGATACAGATGTTTCTAATGCGACTAAATATAAAAAACCCACTCTAAAATATAATATTATAATCCCAATTCTTTCAACATTGCAAGGCAATGAGCAGTTAAATAAAAGAAGGGCAAAAATTAAACCTACTGATTTAAACGCAGTAGGTGTTTCAGATATTATTCAAGGCAGATGGAATGCCTTAAATGATGAGCAGGACATAGAAGAAAAGATTCAAATAGCCTTCATGGACGCTCTGATCACTAGAATGGGAGGGTGGATTCAGAGGGACTTTAAGTTGACCGATGAGGGCTATTTGGATTTTAACTATGAAGTGTTAAATAATATGCGCATATGGCTTGATCCTGAGACAAGGGCAAGTGATTATATGCTTAATAATTCACGCTGGGTGGTAAAAGAGGGATGGGAAAGTCTTGATGTTATCGAGGACAAGTATGGTCTTTCTGATGAAGACTATAAGAGTGAACAAAAATTAGCCTGGTGGAAGAATTTAATTGATACTTTTGCAAGATTTAAAGATAAGAAGTATACGAGCGACCAGAACTATGACAAGGAAAATGACCGCTACAAGGTTCTTGAAATGCAAGAACGGGTCAGTAGAAAGCTATACAGGGTATATGACGGAGAATCTTATTACAACTTAACTCCTCCTCAGTTAAAAGAACTTAGAAAAACTGGTATTGAAGTACAGGTTTTAAATGAACTTTATGATGACCGAATACACACTACCACCATTATCCCTTATTTTGATAATGTCGTTGTTCTTGATGAAGATTCCCCGTCACCTGTAGGAAATTTTGATGTCTTCCCGATTTTTTCATATAACTACAATCTACAAGTAACTGAACAAACATCACTAGTTGATCTCCTTATAGACATACAAGACGATGTTAATAAAGGCAAGTCTCAAACAAGAGACTATGTAACTCAGTTACTGTCTGGTGGTGTGTTTATCGATAAGCGAGAAAAGGAAGCAGTCAAGCAATTGCGGAAACGGGGCAATATGCCCAACCAGGTCTATGAGCTAAATAACATGGCTCTTATGCCACAGAGAATTGCACCTGGACAGATACCGCCAGATATATTTACAAATACTGAAAACTCTGTTCAGTATGCACAAAGGGTTAGTCTGATCAATGAGGCAATGAAGGGTGAGACGGGTCGTAGTGGTGAGTCTGGTGTTTTATTTCAAAAGAAGATAGAACGGGCAGCGGCAGCGATCAATCCTTATTTCAAAAATGTATCAAATTTAAGAAAAGCAATAGCGAAAGATTTCGTAGATCATTTTGCACATGTATATGCGGAAGAAGATCGCGTAATCAGTGTGAAAAATCAACAGAATGTATATCAGGAAAGTATTATTAACCTCAACATGGCAGGGCAGACCCTGAACAATGTAACTAATCTATCTTTACGGGTAGAGCTG